TTTGCACGTTTAGATGAAGAAGACTCTGATGGAGATATTCCTATCATTGGTTTAACTGGCGCAGGATATTGGGACTTTAGAGAATTTGGTGGAATACCTGCAGATAAATCTAGCAACAGTAACCAAAGTGATGTTAATTTTGTAGTACCTGGTGCCGCAGACGATGGTAACATGTACACAGTTATAGCAGAGTTCCAGAAAATTTATTAGGAGGTAACTGATGGCCAATACAACTTCCGGCACAGTTATTTTTGATAAGGGCTTTGCAGTTGATGATATTATTGCAGAAGCATACGAGCGTATCGGATCACAAGTAACGTCTGGATATCAATTAAAGACAGCAAGACGCTCTCTTAACATATTGTTTCAAGAGTGGGGTAATAGAGGTTTGCACTACTGGGAAGTAGCTGAAACTAATATTGACTTAATCGAAGGTCAAGCTGAATACACATTTTATAGATCAAGCGATGATGGCACAAGTTCTAGCACTAATGCAACATCTAATGTTTATGGTGTGGCGGATATTCTAGAAGCAACTATAAGAACCAATAGAACTGCAACAACACAAGCTGATTCTGCTTTAACGAAAATAGATAGATCAACTTATTCTGCATTAGCAAATAAATTAACTAAAGGAACTCCGGCACAATATTTTGTTCAAAGATTTATAGACAAAACAACTTTAACTGTTTACCCAACAGCAGACTCTACTAATGCATCTAAAGACTTACATTTTTATTATGTAAAAAGAATACAAGATGCAGATTCAACTTATACAGATGCAACAGACGTACCATACAGATTTGTACCGTGTATGGCTTCAGGATTAGCTTTTTATTTAGCACAAAAATTTAATCCACAATTGGTACAACAAATGAAATTATTATACGAGGATGAGTTGGCAAGAGCGTTAGCAGAAGACGGTTCTTCTACGAGCACTCACATAACTCCTAAAAACTATTACCCGAATATTTAATTATGGCAAAATACGCAAAAGCAATATCAGACAGATCAGGAATGGAGTTTCCATATAAAGAAATGGTCACAGAATGGAATGGTTCTTTTGTGCATATATCTGAGTATGAAGAAAAACATCCTCAATTAGAATTAAGAGCTAATAGAGGTGCAGAACAACAAGGTTTAAAAAACGCTAGACCTAAAAGAGTAGAAAATGAAGTTATAATACTTCTTGTACCTAATCCTTTTGAAACCATAGCTGCAAGTTCTGGAATTATAAATGTAAAAGAACAAAGCCACGGAAGATCGACTGGAGATACTGTAAGATTTAGAGGTGCAAGATATATTACATCTGATCCAGATGGATTTCAAAACCCTTCTAATTTTGATGGTATTACAGGTTCTAATATAGCAAAAGCTGCTGGTTACTCGATAACTGTAGGCAAAAGAGATTCAAGTGGAAATATTACAAACACAGAAAATTTCTATCACTTTACTGTAGACACAGATACTGCTACAACTGGTGGTATATCAGGAGGAGGAGAAGGTTGTTCATCAGGACCAGCAACCTTAACAGCATAATATGGCAGGACTAAGCGCATCAGGATTAAAAACACAAATAAAAAGCTACACAGAAGTTAGCTCTACGGTGCTATCAGATTCTGTTTTAGAGAATATTATTTTAAATGCTCAATATAGAATATTTAGAGATGTGCCAATTGATGCTGATAGAAAAACATCTACAGGTAATTTTACATCTGGAACAGGCACTGTAACTGTGCCAGCAGGAGCTGTATTTATTAGAGCAGTTCAAGTTTATACTGCAACGGGATCTACTTATACAGGTGCTAATACATATTTAGAAAAAAGAGATTTAACCTTTTTAGAGGAATATATTTCAGCAACTACAACCACTGGAACACCAAAATATTATGCAATGCTAGATACAGGGGCAACTGGAGAAAGTTCATCAAACTCTGGATCTATAATTGTGTCACCAACACCAAGTGCAACTTTTGCATATAAAATACATTACAACGCAGCACCAGCTTTATTAGAAAACAACGACACTAATTATATTAGTATGAATTTTCCAAATGGTCTGCTATATTGTTGTCTAGCAGAAACCTATGCTTTTTTAAAGGGACCTGCAGACATGTTACAGTTATACGAACAAAAATATAGACAAGAAGTTGAAAAATTTGGAGGAGAACAAATAGGTAGAAGACGAAGAGATGACTACACAGATGGAACAGTCAGAATACCTGTTAACTCACCAACACCGTAAGGATTAAAATATGGCATCATCATTTTCAGATTTGGGTTTAGAACTAATGGCAACTGGCGAAAACGCCGGTACATGGGGAACAAAAACTAACACCAACTTACAAATTATAGAAAAATCTATTGCTGGTTATGTAGAACAAGCAGTAACTAGTGGTGGTACAACAGCGTTAAGTATTACAGATGGAGATACAACAGAATCAACATCAGTTGCAAGACACGCTGTAATTAAACTTACAGGGACAATAACAGGAAACTCAATTGTAACTGTTCCTGACTCAATAGAAAAAGTTTACATTGTAACTAACGGCACATCAGGTGCATACACTGTTCAATTTAAAACAGCATCAGGAACTGGTATTACTTTTGGAGTATCAGAAAAAACTACAAGATTAGTTTATTCAGATGGAACTAATATTGTTGATGCAGGATTTGGTGGCGCATCTGATATGGAAGGAAGAGAGTTAGTTTTAGATGCTGATGGTGATACAACTATTACAGCAGATACTGATGATCAAATAGATATTAAAATTGCTGGAGCAGATGATTTTCAATTTACAGCAAACACTTTTACTGCACAATCTGGCAGCACAATTGCTGCACAAGCATTAACTGCTACTACAATAACAGCTAGTGGTATTGTAAAAACAGACGATACAACTGAAGCAACTTCTACAACAGATGGCTCCTTACAAACAGATGGTGGATTATCTGTAGCTAAAGATGCTGTTTTTGGTGATGATGTTAAATTATTAAGTGATAGTGCTGTATTAAATTTTGGTGCAGATTCAGATGTATCACTTACTCATGTTGCAGATACAGCTTTATTATTAAATGCTGCAATGAGATTACAATTCAGAGATTCTGGATTATATATAGGTTCTAATGCAGACGGGGATTTAGACATTGTATCAGATGGTACTGCAGTTGATTCAATTAATTTAGAATCAGCAGGTGGTATTACATTAGATGCAGGTACAGCAGGTAGTGGTATTATTTATGAAGATGATGGCACTGAGATGGCTCGTATTCATAATTCATCTAGTGATGTAATTTTAGAAACTAAAGTTTCAGATAAAGACTTTGTTATTAAAGGTAACGATGGCGGTTCAACAGTTACTGCTGCAACTTTTGATATGTCTGATGCTGGTACTTTAGCATTAAATCATGATTTAAGAGTAGCTGATGGAGGACAAATAGGTTCTGCTTCAGATGCTGATGCAATTTCTATTTCTTCAGGTGGTGTAGTAACATTTTCACAAGCACCAGTATTTCCTGATGGTTCTATAAACATTGCTGATATTGATCTTGATGGTGGAACAGATGTAGGTGGTGCTATTGCTGATGCTGATTTATTTTTAATAGATGACGGTGCCGGTGGCACAATGCGAAAAGCAACTGCTTCAAGAATTAAAACATACATGGGTGCTGCTACAGGTGAGTTCTCAGTGGCAAACCTTGATATTGATGGTGCAACAGATATTGGTGCAGCAATTGTAGACGCTGACTTATTTATTATTGATGACGGTGCTGGTGGAACAAATAGAAAAGTTACAGCATCTAGACTAAAAACTTATGCACAAACAGGTGTATCTTCAGCAGCAGATGACATTACTGCAGGTGATGCAGCTGTTAGTCTTACAACAACATCAGGTAACATTACAATTGATGCACAAGCTGGTGATTCAGATATTATATTTAAAGGGACAGATAGTTCTTCAGATATTACTGCTGCAACTTTTGATATGTCTGATGGTGGTGCACTTATACTTGAAGGTGGTGTTATTGACGTTAAAAATAGAGGATCACAATCTGTTGTAAGATTTTACTGTGAATCTTCTAATGCACACTATGCACAAATTCAAGCTCCTGCGCACTCAGATTTTTCTGGTAACGTAACTTTAACTTTACCTGCCTCAACTGACACAATTGCAGGTATTGCAGCTACACAAACATTAACAAACAAAACTTTAACTACACCTGTAATTGCAGAGATAGATTCAGGATCAACAATTACACTTGATGCAACAACAGATATTACATTAGACGCTGACGGTGGTGATATATTCTTCAAAGACGGTGGAACAACTATTGCTACATTTACAAATAGTTCTACTGATTTTATAGTTGAGTCTGCAACATCAGACAAAGATATAATATTTAAAGTTAATGATGGTGGTTCTTCTACAGAAGTTGCTAGATTTGATGGAGACGTTTCGGCGTTTAAAATGGCTTCTGGCAAACAATTACAATTAGGTGCTGCTGAGGAACATATTTCAGGCGATGGAACAGACATAACTTTTGCTGTTGGTTCAGGCGGAGATATAAATATTGGATCTGGCATTGGATTAACTTTTGGTGATGATGGTGAAAAAATTGAAGGCGATGGAACTGATTTAACCATATCTTCTAGTGCTAAATTAAATTTAACAGCAACATCAGATGTTCACATACCTAATAACGTTGGAATAGTTTTTGGTGGAGACTCAGAAAAAATTGAAGGTGACGGAACAGATTTAACTATATCAGCTAATAATTTAACAATTGATGCAGCTGCTGATATTATATTAGACGCAGCAGGTAACGATTTTAACTTTAAAGCTGGTGGCACAGAAGTTTTAAGAATAACTAACTCATCAAGTGATGTAATTATAAGACCAGTTGTTGATGCTAAAGATATTATTTTTCAACAAAGAGATGGCACAGAAGTTGCAAGAATTGAAGACAATGGAACGTTTAATATTGTAACAGATAAGTTAGCTATTAATGGAACAGCAGTTACATCTACAGCAGCAGAATTAAATATATTAGATGGTGTTAACTCAACAACTGCAGAATTAAATATTATAGATGGCGGCACATCAGCAACAAGTACAACAGTTGCAGATGCAGATAGAGTTGTATTAAATGATAATGGTACAATGGTTCAAGTGGCTATGACTGATATTAAAACATATATTGGTGGTGGAACTTCTTGGCAATCTGTTAAAACTTCTAATTACACTGCATCAGCAGGACAAGGTGTATTTGCAAACACAACGTCAGCATCATTTACAGTTACATTACCAGCATCACCTAGTTTAGGAGATGAGGTTTCAATTAAAGATTATGCAGGTACATTTGATACAAATGCACTTACAGTAGGAAGAAATTCACAACCCATAGAAGGCGTAGCTGCAGACTTAACTGTCAGTGTAGAAAGAGCTGGTTTTACATTAGTGTATTCTGATTCTACACAAGGTTGGCTATTGAAAGATAAATAATGGCTAAGTATAAAGATATTGGTGGTACAACCGTTGGGTTTAGAAGCGGTTCAGAAGAATATACATATCCATCTGGATTTGAAGGTTCAATTTATTATAATTCTAGTAATGGTCAATTTGAATTTGTAGGTTTAGGCTCTGGCACTTGGGCTACTGGTGGTAATATGAATACAGGAAGATTTAATACTGCTAGTGGTTTTGGAACACAAACTGCGGGTGCAGTTACTGGAGGACAAACTCCAGCAGATGATTATACAGACAATGTAGAAGAGTATAATGGAACGTCTTGGACTGAAGTTACTAATACTTCAAGAGATAAATTTGCATCATCTAATTCTTCAGGAACACAAACTGCTGGATTATTATGTGGTGGTTATGTGGAGCCAGCAAGTGGTGCTGTAAATTCAACAGAAGAATACGATGGTACTAATTGGACAAGTGGTGGAAACTATCCTTTATCTATACAAGTTGGAGCATTAATTGGAACACAGACAGCGGCACTTTTTGCAAGTGGTGTTGAGCCATCACCTTCAGTAACAGCAGTATGTAATACCTATAATGGATCATCGTGGACTGAAATAGCTGAAATTAATACTGGAAGAAAACAAGGAACAATAGGTAGTGGAACTACAACTGATGCTATAATTGCAGGCGGTAGAGATAATTCTAATAATGCTTTAAGTGGTGCAGAAACTTGGAACGGAAGTTCATGGACTGAAGTAGGAGATTTAAATACTGCTAGATTTTTAGCTTCTGGCTCACAAAATGGAGTTTCAACAGCTACTATAGCTGCAGGAGGATTTGTTTCTCCTAATAATTCTATGACAAATACTGAATTTTGGAATGGAACATCATGGGCAGAAACAAATGATTTATCACAAAAAAGAGCTTACTCTCAAGGTGCTGGAACAGGAACTCTAGCATTAGCTATGGGAGGTAATACTGGACCAGGAGGTAATCCTGCAATTTTAACAGCAACAGAAGAGTGGACATTTTCTCACCCTATTAAGACAGTGACAACAAGTTAAAAATAAATTATAACAAAAGAAAAGGAGGATAAACTATGGCATACAAATACAGTGTAAAAGAAAACTGGGGCAAAAATGCAAACGGTGATTCATTTATTCGTCATGAAGATAGAAAAATGTTTTATATTGAAGGTTTCCCTGGCAATGTCTGGGTAACTGATGACAATGTATACGCTGACAGATGGATAGCTAGACACAGTGCAACGGCTAAAACTAAGTCGCAAGCACAAGCTATTGTTGATAGTGAAATTGATGATGCTCAAGCTGTTTATGATGCTTTGTCAGAAGAAGATAAAGCATTACAATCTAGACCAACAGATATAACATTACCGTAGTAGAATCCTCATGGCAGAATACAAAGCTATACATGGAACTCTGGTTGAGCATAAGACATCTGATCCGTTAGCGGCAGGTATCGATAATGCTACGTGGGCTTCTGGTGGTGCTTTAAACACAGCTAGATCAGAATTAGCAGGAGCAGGAGTTCAAACTGCAGCCATAGCTTTTGGTGGACTAGTTTTTCCCCCAAGAGTTGCAAACAATGAATTATATGATGGTAGTAGTTGGACTGAAGTTGGAGATTTAAACACAGCAAGATCAACTCACACGGGAATAGGTTTATCAACTGCTGCGTTAGCAGTAGGAGGTCAGACACCAACAGCAGTAGTGGCTATCACTGAAAGTTGGGACGGTTCGTCATGGACTGAAGTTGGAGATTTAAATTCTGGTAGACAAAATATGACAGGTTCAGGAACAACACCAGCAGCATTAATCTTTGGTGGTAACGATGGATCAAATAGAGGTTATACAGAAACTTGGGATGGTAGTAGCTGGACTGAAGCAGGTGATTTAAACACAGCGAGATCAGATCTAGCAGGTGCTACAAATGGAACTACAACTGCTACACTAGCTTTTGGTGGTGGCACTAATCCAAAAGCACAAAATGAAAGTTGGAATGGTTCTGCATGGACAGAGTTAGGAGATTTAAATACAGGTAGACAAAATTTAGGCGGAGGAGGTGTTCAAACAGCTGCTTTAGCATTTGCTGGAGAAACTGTTGCTATTACTGAAAGTTGGGATGGCTCTTCATGGACTGAAGTAGCAGATCTTTCAACAGCAAGATATGATTTAAATACTGGCGGAGGTGGAGCTAGTAGTTCTTTAGCATTAGCATTTGGAGGTAATGCACCAGGTGGTAAACAAACGGCAACAGAAGAATTTACAGCAGCACAAATAACAGATTCAATAAAAAGAGATGGACAAGCTTTCTATCGTAGTGATACAGGCGACTTTAAAGTTTCATTAACACAATTTGGTACAGGTGCTTGGTCCTCTGGTGGTAATTTAAATACTCCAAGAAATGATTTAGATGGAGCAGGCAGTGCAACTGCAGGATTAGCTTTTGGAGGAAATCCAGGTAATTCAAATTCTACAGAAGAGTATGATGGAAGTGCATGGACATCCGGTGGAGCTTTAAATACAGGAAGAAGAGCTTTAACAGGTTTTGGATTACAAACAGCAGCTATAGCTACAGGAGGTTCAGAAGGTCCTTATAACGATGACACAGAACAATATAATGGATCTAGTTGGACTGAAATAGCTGAAATTAATACAGCAGGTGGTGGTTCACCAGGTTCTGCTGGCACAACAACTGCAGGTTTAGTTTTTGGTAGAAGAAAATTACCAGGTGCTACTAAAGGTGGAGAAACAGAAACTTGGGATGGTAGTAGTTGGACTGAAGTAGGGGATTTAAATACTGCTAGATGGGCGATAGGTGGATTAGGAACTCAAACAGCTGCTTTAGCAGTTGCTGGAGCACCCCCTCATTATGCTAATGTAGAACAATGGGATGGTAGTAGCTGGACTGAAGTAGGAGATATTAACTCAGCAAGAAGTGCTGGAGGTGCATCTGGAATTACAACGAGTGCTTTATATTTTGTTGGAGAAGATTCAACTGGATCTAGAAATTTAACAGAGGAGTGGAACGGAAGTGCTTGGACTGAAGTAGCTGATGCATCAGCTGGTGCTGGTAAAGTTGCAGACTCTGATAATAGTTCTCTAAGTGCTTTTTTTGCTGGTGGAGATGGTCCTCCAGGTTCTTTTGTTGCAACAACAGAAGAATGGCTTGTACCTGAATCAGTAAGTAATTTAACAATAACGGATTAATATGTCATACGGAAGTGGAAATAGCGGAGATTACAAAAAACTAAAAGGTCAGATGATACAAGTCACTGACACTGATCCAGTTGTGTATGCTGGTGCTTGGTCTTCTGGTGGTAGTTTAAATACTGCAAGAAGAAGAGTTGGGGCTGCAGGTATTCAAACTGCTGCAATAGCTTTTGGTGGTAGTAGCGATCCTCCAGTAAGAGCAAATGCTGAACAATACGATGGAACAAGTTGGACTGAAGTAGGTGATTTAAACACAGCTAGAGAAGCAATGGGTCCTAGTTCAAAAGGAAGTCAAACAGCTGTTTTAGCTGCTGGTGGAAATCCAATTACAACAGCTAACGAATTATGGGATGGAAGCAGTTGGACTGAAGTAGGCGATATTAATACAGGCAGAGAAGGGTTAGGAGGAGGTGGAACATCAACAGCAGCATTTGTTGCAGGTGGAACCACTGCTACAGCGAGACAAGTTTTATCAGAAACTTGGGATGGTTCTTCTTGGACAGAAGTTGGAGACTTAAATGCTGCAAGGTCTTTTGCTGGGATGTTTGGAACACAAACATCTTCTATATTTGCAGGAGGAGATATTGCAACTGGTCAATCAGCAGCTAATGAATCTTGGAACGGATCAGCTTGGACTGAAGTAGCAGATTTAAATGAAACAAAAAAAGCTATGGGTGCAGCTGGAACAGATAACACAGAAGGTTTAGTTTTTGGTGGCGGTGTTCCTGGAAGAACAGCAAACACAGAGACTTGGAATGGTTCTTCTTGGACAGAAGTTGGAAATTTACCTGCGGTAATAGATAATAATACAGGAGCAGGATCAGAAAGTAGTGCAATAACTGTAGGTGGTCGTAGTGCAACTGCAATTACAGGTGTAACAAATGAATGGTCTTTTCCATCAACACCTGTAGTACAAGAAGGACAACTTTGGATTAAAACTGCAACAGGTACTAGTAGTGTTATGAAAGGATACCAGGCTCAAGGGACAGGTGCATGGGCAACTGGTGGAAATTTAAATGAGGCAAAAAGAGGATTATATTCAGCGGCAGGAGCTAGTTCAAGTGCAGGACTTATAGCTGGCGGACAAACTTCAGACACAACTGTAACAGCTAACGCAGAAGAATATAATGGAACAGCATGGACAGAAAAAAGTAATTTAAATCAACAAAGAATGCAAATGTCTACAGCAGGTAGTCTTACGGCTGCATTATGTGTAGGTGGAAATGTTCCAGGAGCCTCAGCTTTAGCAGAATCCTGGAATGGAAGTAGTTGGACTGAAGTAGGCGATTTAAATCAAGCAAGACGTTTAGCTGCACATTGTGGAACAAGCACTGCATCATTATATGCTGGAGGATATACTCCAGATAGTAGTGCTTTAGTAGAATCATGGAATGGTTCTTCATGGACAGAAACTGGAGATTTAAACACAGCTAGGGAAGAATTAGCTGGATCAGGAACACAACCAGCGATGATAGTTTTTGGAGGAGGTAGCCCTTCAGTAACAGCAAATGCAGAAAAATGGGATGGCACTGCATGGACAGAAGTAGCTAATTTAAATACAGCTCGAAAAAATTTGGGAGCGTCAACTGGAGGAACATCTACAGCAGCTTTAGGTTTTGGTGGACAAACTGGAAGTTTAGAAGACGCAACAGAATCTTGGAATGGTAGTTCTTGGACAGAATTAGGTGATATGTCAACCGCAAGAAAACAATTAAGTGGTAATGGAACACAAGTAAGTGCTCTAGGTGCAGGGGGTTTTACAGACGACAATGTAACATCAACAGAAGAATGGACAGTTCCATTTGTAACTAAAACAATAGGCACAGATTAGACTTGACTGTTATTTAGAAAGTTATTATATAAGTAATAAGAAATGGATAAAGAAAAACGAAATATACAGACGTTAGCAACTACGCAATCTAAATATTTATCAGATATATTAGATGTCGAAGATGTTAAAGAGTTTAAGTCATTAATTCCTGAGCTAAAAGATACTTGGAAAAAGAAACAAGTATTTAGAACAGAAACAGAGATGAGATTTTCTGTATTATCAGATAATAAATATCCAACAAGAGCAGCTAAATATTGGCAGTGTGTTAGAGAACAAAATACACACTTTGAAAATTTAATGCACTTATCATTTGATGCTAGAAAAAATGATGTAGAGATAGAAAAATTAAGAGTAAAAATTAAAGAAGAAAAAAATAAACTAGAAAAACAATTATTACAAATAGAATTAGAAGAAAAAATATATGGCAAAGCAAGCATGGAACTTGTAGCTAAACACAGAATGAGAGAAGTAGCTACATGGTCTAAACTTAAAAAAGAATTTCATGATGGATCGTTTGATGACAAAGATGTAAATACACATCAAGCACATTCATATAAATTAAGATTAGAACATCAAAAAGCAACACTAACACCAGGCTCCTCTCAACCAGAGGTATTTAATGTATTAGGACAATTAAATACATTAGATAGAGTTATGAGAGAAGGTGAATTGTTGCCTAATAAAGAAAAGAAAAAAATAAAAAGAAAGTAATATGAAATTTGACTTTGTTTATCTTGGTCAGACCGTTCTTAAATATCAAGTTCCTTTAGAAATTTTTGTTGGTCTCAATGATATATACGAAAAACGTAAAAAAGAATTACCTAAAGCCAATAAACAACTTGTAGGTAAAATAGAAGATGAAGTATCTTTATTTTATTCTGGTCCTAACAACAATAAAATGCATCAACATTCTTTTTTATCTCAAGATATACTAATGTGGTTTGATTCTATTTTTGATCATTATCTTACATGGAATAAAATAGGTGAAAACCAAAGAGCAATAAATTCTATATGGGTTAATGAAATGAAAGCACATGAGTACAATCCAATACATATTCATCAAGGTAAATTATTCACAGGCTTATCATCAGTTATGATTATGAAATTACCAAAAGAAACAGGTATAGAATATTCAGCACCAGACAAACCTATGAATGGAAGACTACAAATTATAGGTGCAGCTAATGGTCAGTTTGCTAAAACAGATTATTCTCCTGAATGTAAAATAGGAGACTTTTATGTTTTTCCTTATGACATGAGACACTGTGTTTATCCTTATAATAATAGTAAAGAAAAACGTAGAACATTAGTTTGTAATGTTGATGTTGATTATAATCCGGTATCATCAAGAACAGCTGGAGGACAATTAGAATGATTATAAAAATGCCAAGATGGCAATCTTACATGGCTACCACAACAGAACCTTTGTTTACTCCACAACAATGTCAAGATATTATAAATGCAGGTCATTCAGAAAAACCACAAGTGGCACAAGTGGGTATGAACAAACCAGGTGGTGGCGTTGATAAGAAGAAAAGAACAACAACAATATCTTGGATACCATTTAAAAAATTACCAGAAATGTATAAAAAAGTAGAACATCAATTATCATTAGTAAACTTAAATCATTTTGGTTTTGAAAATGTACATATAACAGAACCTGCACAGTTTACAGAATATCCTAAAGGTGGATTTTATGATTGGCATATGGATTTAGATGTTAACGGTCAACACGAACCACCAGTTAGAAAAATATCTATGACGTGTTTATTATCTGATCCATCTACGTTTACAGGTGGTGAATTAGAATTTACAGAAAAACATAAAATAAATAATTTAAAACAAGGACAAGCTATATTCTTTGCATCATTCTTAAGACATAGAGTAGCTCCTGTAAAAAAAGGAATTAGGAGGTCTTTGGTTATGTGGTTTGGAGGCCAACCTTTTAAATGAACCGAGAAATATTATTTCCAACTCCTGTCTATTGGAAAGATTTACCTAACGCAAAAGAACTTAATAAATATTTATTTAAACACATAAAAGCTTGGTACAAAAGCGATATTAAAAAAGGCAAACCTACTGGAGAATTTAAAACTAATTCTGGGTTTGGTTGGCATAGTTCAACAGATATGAATAATAAAAAAGAATATGATCCTTTAATATCAGAGTTATTTAAGATGGCTGAAGAATGTAATAAAGATTATGGTATTAAACCTAAATTAGGTTTAGGTAATATGTGGGCTAATGTAAGTCCAACTTATTCTTATAATAAAACACATACACATCCTAACGCTATGTGGTCAGGTGTATATTATATTAAAGTACCTAAAAATTCTGGTAAGTTGTTTTTAGAAGACCCTAGACCAGGACCTAATAATTACATGCCAAGAAGAATAGATAATCTACCTAAAGCCTTATGGCGTGTTATTGCTTATGAAGCAGTAGAAGGTAGAATGATATTTTTTCCATCATGGCAACCTCATGGTGTGGACATAAACATGAATACAGAAAAAGGTGAAAAGAACTGGCGTATATCTGTGTCATATAACTTTATACAAATATGAGTTTTAAAAAAAACAAATATCAAGTTATTAGAGGAGCTATATCAAAAGAACTAGCAGATATAGCTTTTACTTATTTAAGAATATCAGCAGAAGCAGATTATTGGTTACTTGCTAATCAAGCAACACACGAAGGTAATTTTTTAATAGGTAATTTTAAAGATAGGCAAGTTCCAAATTCTTATGCAAAATATGCAGACCGATTGATGGAAACATTACTTGTTAAAACTATACCTATGATGAAAGCTAAAACAGGTTTAAATTTAATACCTACTTACTCATACACAAGATTATATAAAACAGGTAATATATTAAATAGACATAAGGATAGACCTAGTTGCGAGATATCAACAACACTTAATTTAGGTGGTGATCCATGGCCTATCTATATTGATCCCACAGGGTCTAACAACGTCATAGATGAATATAAAGGTATAATGAAACCAAATGCTCCTAAAGGAAATAAAGTAGATTTAAAACCTGGCGACATGCTTATATATTCTGGCTGTGAATTAGAACACTGGAGAGAACCGTTTCAAGGTAAGTTATGTGGTCAAGTATTTTTACATTATAATCATGCAAATGGACCCTTTGCAAAGTCTAATTTATATGATAAAAGACCATTATTGGGTATACCCAAAACTCGTTGATTCCCAACGCAATCTAATATAATCTAATTAACCTATGTTACAAAAAGTTAAATTTGCACCTGGATTCAATAAACAAGTCACTGCTACTGGAGGCGAGAGCCAATGGGTTAACGGAGATAATGTTAGATTTAGATATGGCACACCTGAAAAAATTGGTGGTTGGTCTCAATTAGGTTCGGTTGCAGTAACGGGTCGTAATACAGCTATTCATCATTTTATCAATACGTCAGGTATTAAGTACGCTGTGCTTGGAACAAACAGAATTTTATACGCATACTCAGGTGGTATATTTTATGACATACATCCACTTAAATCTACAACAACATTAACTAGTGCTTTTTCTACAACTAACGGATCAGCAGTTGTAACATTAACATTTGCATCAGCACATAATATTAATCAATTCGATATTATCTTATTAGATAATTTTACATCTATAACAAACTCTGGTTTTACATCAGCTAACTTTGACGATAATAAATTTATGGTGACCACAGTGCCAACAGATACAACGATAACAATTAACGTTGGATCAAATGAATCAGGCAGTGGTGCCACTACATCAGGCGGTATTAGAGTTAGACATTATTATCCAGTTGGTCCAGCTGTAGAAGTTGCATCAACAGGTTGGGGATTAGGACCTTGGAGTGGTTTTAAAACAGGACAATTTACATCAACACTATCCTCAAGTATCAATGCATCCGTTACAAGTTTAACAATGGCTAGTTCAACTTCTTTTCCATCTTCAGGAACGGTATTGATTGATAATGAACTTATTACTTATACAGGTAACAGTGGTGGCACATTATCTGGTTTGACAAGAGGAGCTTCAGGAACCACAGCAGCAACACATTCATCAGGAGCTACAGTGACTGATGCATCTAATTTCTTTGCGTGGAATGCTGCAGCGTCAGGCGACGTGGTAACAGCACCAGGATTATGGTCATTAGATAATTTTGGTAATAAACTTATTGCAACTATTAATAGTGGTGAAACGTTTGAGTGGGACTCTAATCCTACTGGAGCTAACAACACAAGAGCAACGATTGTGTCAGGTGCACCAACAGCTTCTGCACTTTCTTTAGTATCTACACCAGATAGACACTTAATATTTTTTGGCACAGAAACAACGATTGGAACTAAATCTACACAAGATCCTATGTTTATAAGATTCTCTTCTCAAGAAGATATTAACACTTATGCACCATCAGCAACGAATACAGCAGGCACACAGAGACTTGCAGATGGATCAAAAATTGTAGGATGTATTAGAGGTCGAGATGCAATTTACGTTTGGACAGATACAGCATTATTTATTATGAGATTTGTTGGTCCACCATTTACTTTTTCATTTCAACAAGTTGGTACGAACTGTGGATTGATTGGACAGAACGCAGCGGTCGAAGTTGATGGTACAGCTTATTGGATGTCTGAAAATGGTTTCTTTAGATATACAGGTAAATTAGAGTCATTACCGTGTTTGGTTGAAGACCACGTATTTGATGATATTAATACAACGCCAAAACAACATATTAATGCAGGTTTAAATAATTTGTTTGGTGAGGTAATGTGGTTCTATCCTAACTCAGGATCAGGAACTGTAAACAGAGTAGTAACTTATAATTATTTAGACTCGTCTCCTCAAAGACCAGTGTGGACTACAGGAACATTAGCTCGAACATCGTGGCAAGATTCTGCTGTATTTGGTAAACCTCACGCAACAGAGTATGATGAAGACGGAGAAACAGCAGACACAGATGTTAACTATGTTCACGGAAACACTGACGGTACATCTACATATTACGAACATGAAACAGGATTAAACCAAGTTAAAGAAGGTGCAACTACAGCTATTGCTGCTAACATAGAATCAGGAGACTTTGATATAGGTCAACAAGGATTAGCTGGCGATGGTGAGTTTATGATGAAAATAAGAAGAGTGATACCAGACTTTTTATCTCAAACAGGAGATGCAGTAGTAACTTTAAATTTAAGAGATTTTCCAAATGATACACAAGCTAGTTCTACATTAGGACCATTTACTATTACAAGTGGTACACAGAAAATAGATACACGAGCTAGAGCGAGATCTATATCTTTAAAAATAGCTAATACAAGCACAAGTCAGTTTTGGAAATTAGGCACATTTAGAATAGACTATCAACCGGATGGAAGAAGATAATGGCTAGAATTGTACAAGCATTAACACAACCTAATAAAGAATACGATCAACAGATTCAACAATCATTTGTTAGAGATGTTGATAGTGTAATACAAAAACTTAATACAACGTTCCAACAAGACGTAAAAGATGAAGTTGAAGCGTTTAACTTTTTCTTAGCATAATGGCAAATTCTTTTGTAAATAAAAAAGCTGATTTAACATCAACGAGTGCTACGACATTATACACTGTACCCACAGCTACAACGAGTGTGGTTAAGTCTATATTAGTGTCCGAGGACTCTGGTAACGCTGATACTATAACGGTAACAATTACAGATACTAGCGATAATGTATTTAGCTTATTTAAGACTAAATCCATATCAGCAAATGCAACAACAGAATTACTAACAAATTCTTTAGTTTTAGAGGAAAGTGAAGTATTAAAAGTAACAGCAGCAACCGCAAATAGACTACATGTGGTGCTTTCTGCTCTAGAGATTAAACCTAGAGAAGTAACAACATAGTCTTGATTTACTAGGAAAAACCTAGTAAGTTGATAAATTCAGGTGAAATTCCTGCCTTAAGAATTTAATTTAATAAACATATGATAACAAGAGCTCAAATGCAAAGACAGTTACGTAATAGAGGCGGTGTAATGACCGTCAAAACTATCCGTAAAAAATACGGTATAGGTAGTGATTTAAAAGACTTTGTTAGAAAAATAATACCAAATGAATTAGCAAATGTTGCAGTTAAAGCTGCACCTTTTGTTGCTCCTTTTAACCCATTAGCAGCAGCAGCGATGAGAGGTATTGGAAGATTTGATCAAAGAGGTAGTATCAGTGATGCACTTAAACAAGGTGCTGGTACATTCGCTTTTGGTTATGGTGCAAGAAAACTTGGTGGTGCTGATGGTATTGGTGGATTTAGTATGGATAGTTTTAGCTCTCCATTAAGTTCTGAAAGAACACAAGCATTAAGTAGTTTATTTAAATCAGATTCATCAAAAGTAAATTTAGATGATCCTAGAAAAGGTCTTGACATAATACAAAGAGGAACAGATGCAACAATTGGTAAAGTTCCAGTGTTAAAAGAATTACCTGATATTGTTAAACAACAATTATTTGTAACTGGTATTACAGGTGGAGCTACAGCATTATATGAGTATTTTAAAGGTAACTTTAGACCACAAGAAGAAGGTGAAACTATAGAAGATTATTTAGCTGCAAGAAAAGAGGCAGTAGGAACACAAATGAGAACTTATATGGATAACTATTTTAAATTTGATAAAGAGTATTCAACTATGACTGATGCAGAAAGAGATGCATTCGTTGCAAGATACAATGTTCGTGATGGTGGTAGAATAGGATATGCATTAGGTGGCAATGAATTACCACCAGATCCTACAGCACCTGTAAATCCTTTTAAACCAAAACCAATAGGACCTGTATTACCAAATAAAGAAGTGGCGTCTAATATAGAAAACGATAGAATATTAGAAGCTCTTTTTGAAAAGTATTTAGAAATGGGTCTATCTCCTAAAGATGCAACAGAAGCAGCGCAAAAAGAGTTTGAGAGAATGAGCATGATGAAAATGAAAGATAGAACTATGGCAGATAAAGGTGGTGTAATGGGTATACCTGTAAGAATGAACTCTGAAGGAATCAAAGAATTAGATATGAGAAAGACTGGCGGTTTTGTTCCAATTGGTGTAAAAGAAAAAGCAGATGACGTTCCAGCAATGTTATCTAAAAATGAATTCGTAATGACAGCTGATGCAGTAAGAGCTGCAGGCGGTGGTAGTATACAAAAAGGAGCACAAAGAATGTATGACACAATGAAAAGATTAGAGAGTAGGGTAGCATAATGGCAATAACAGAACAAAGAACATTACCACCAGAATATATAGAAGCAGCACAGAAAACGTTTCTAGCTGATCTTACAAGACAAGCTGGTATACCAAGTATTACAACTGCAACAACACAACAACCAGGTGAAACAGCAGAAATGTTTGCAGCAAGACAAGCTCAAGCTCAACAATTTGGAATTACAAAAGCTGGCATGGCTGATCTTGCACCACAAGTTGCACCTGAATCACAATTACAAATTGATGCTAGAGGTTTAGCAAGCGGTCTTGGATCTTTTCAACCTTTCTTAACAAAAGCTGGAGATGCAGCAACAGCTGCCACTGGAGTAACAGGACCTATGACAGAAGCACAAAGAACTGCTTATATGTCCCCTTATCAATCAGCTGTTATTCAAACAACATTAGATGAATTCGACAGACAAGCAGATGCACAAAAAACTCAACAAGCTGCACAAGCGTTAGGCACACCTGGTGCTTTTGGTGGTGGTAGAGAAGGTGTACTACAAGCCGAGTATGCATCAGCAAGCGACAGGAATCGAGCGGCTTTACAAGCAGGATTATTACAACAAGGTTTTCAACAAGCACAATCAGCACGACAACAAGATTTTGCAAATCAATTGGGATTAGCTAATTTACAATCAGGTTTAGGAGCAAGAGCTCAAGACTTTAGTAGAGCACAAATATCTGGTCTTGGCACACTAGGTTCAGCACAACAAGCACAACAACAAGCAATATTAAATGCACAAAGACAAACAGCACAAATGGCTGTTGATGATCCAAGAAGAAGATTATCGATGCTAGGCTCAGGTATTACGCAACTGACACCAGGTGCAGGAGCTGTAAGCATATCTGATGCACCAGAAGCAGCAAGTGCTAGTCCATTAGCAAATGCTTTAGGTATCGGTTTAATGGGTGCTGATATTTATGGAAGAATATTTGGACCAAAAGGATAATAAAATGAGAGTATTAAAAAGACCAATGTTTAGAAAAGGTGGATCTACAAGTAAAGGTATTATGACTGGGCTTGTGGATCGAAAAAATTATAAGACAGCTGGTATGGTTAGTGGCACTAACAAAGCTATAGATCCAAGAATGTTACAAGCTGATACACAAGCAATCTTAGATGCATTAAATCAATATGCACCGCTACCAAAAACAAGAATACCTTTGGGTCAAGTAGGGTTTGCATTAACTCAAGGGGCAACTCCAACAGAAGCATTAGGTGTGGGGTATGGTACATTTACAAAAGCAGATGATGCTAGAAGAAAACTATTAGCACAAAGAAAAGCAGGAGCTGTAACAGCTGGTATACAAAGACAATTTAAAAAAGGTGCAAAAGATTTTTACGCTGCACAAACACCAGAAGCTCAGTTTGCAGCTAAATTAAAAGAATATAGTAAATCAACTATTCCAGCTATAAAAAATAATGCAACAGACATTGCTAACTTTGAAGTAAGACATAGAAATAAACCTGTTGCACAATTAGATTTTAGATTTGATAAAAAGAAAAAAGATTTTGTGCCTGATTTTAGAAGTCTTCCTGTAGGTTATGTAACTTTTAATCCGCTTGATGGTAAAGCTTATAAAAGAAACGAAGATGGTTCAGTGACAGCATTGAACCCACTTGATTTAAAACCGTTAAAAAGTGTTGATGGCACAGAAAGTTAATTATGCCTTTAGTCATAGATCCTCAAACAGGCGCTCTAATTGACTCGGAAGAGCTTAATAGAAAACAAAATCAACAATTAAATTATAAAGACATAGAAAAAAGTTATGGTATAGACACAGAAGATGTTGTGCCTGAAGCTGAAGAAAACAATGAAGTATCTGGAGCAACAGCTTTTGCTGCAGGTTTAGGGTCAGGTGTTATTAAAACTGTAGAGGGTGTTGTATCTTTAGGAGCAGAACTTATTGACCTTGGAGCAGACACAAATTTAGCAGCAGAAGTAGAATTATTTTTTGATAAAATTAATCCTTTAGAAGAAATTGCAGAACAAAGAGCTGTGGGTAAACTAACGGAGGCTTTAGTTCAAATTGGTATACCTGGAGGTGCGGGTGCAAAACTTGCAACTACATTAGCTAGTAAAGCTATAAGAGCTAAGAAAGCTGGTAAGTATGTTAATTTTAAATCTGCTAATTTTCAAAAAGGAATTAAAAAAACAAAAGATTTAAATAAATTATCTGGCACACAAAGATTTGCTGCTATTGTTGCAGGTGGAGCTGCAGGAGAAACATTAGTTGCTGATGTAGAAAACATAGGAACGTTTGGTGATTTATTTCAAGGTGGACCTACAGAATTAGATAGAGATGTTAGATCTGATCCTTCAGAAGACGCAGCAAGAAAACTTGCAAACAGATTACGGTTTGGTTCAGAGTCTATACTTTTAACACCGTTTGTTTATGGTGTAGGTGCGGGTGCAAAAACTTTAGCTAAAAGAGGTAAAGAACTAGCCTATAGTAATTCTCAAATAGAAAAAGGTTTAGATAAATTAGCAAGTGCTTTTAGGTTTAGAGGAGCAAAACCACAAGAGGTAGCAGAAGCAAAACAATTGCAAAAAGCAAGAGGCATGAGAGATACTAATTTTGCAGAAGAACAAGTAGCAAGAATAGATAAAGAAGTAGATAAAGTATTTCCAGAGTTTAGAAAAGTATTTAACGCATCTACTGCAGATGAAAGAAAAAATTTTTTAAAAATATTAGATGATGCTTTGTTTGTAGATGATTTAACAAAACCTTTAAATCCTAATATTGTAAAAGATATTAAAAAAACTGTTACTAAAAGATTAGGCGCTGTTAAAGGCAATGAGATTTCTAATAATATGTTGACTGCACTAACTAAAACAAGAGGTGAATTTAATAAACTTTTAGAAATTACAGCACAAGGACCAGGTGCTAAAGCAGATCTTCCTGTAGGTGTAACTAAAGATTTAAGAAAGATTATGGGCAATCGTGTAAAAAATTATATTGGTAATACATTTGAAATTTTTGAGAATGCAGAAGCTGGTTTCTTTTCTAGATATAAACCAACACAAGAAGCTACTGATAGAGTTAAAAAAATATTTATGAGGTATGCAGCAAAAAATAAAAACCCTATTACTGAGCTTGAAGCTGAAGGTATGGTTAATGATATAATAAAAGGTGTTAGAAAAATGAATCCTGGTAAAGACACTCTACCTACTTTTGCTTATCAAGATTTATCATCTAGTGCTAAAGACCCTTTTGCATTAAAAACATTTGCACAAACTATAGAAAAAAAATTACCGGGTGGTAAAAAAGAATTAAAAATAATTGGTAAAGGTAGTAAAGCATTTAGAGAATTGTTTGGTGAGATAGAAGACGTAAGACATTCTATTTTTGAAGGTATGAATAGATTATCTGCTATTGCAAGAAAGAATCAATTGTTTGATGAAATATTAGATGTTGATGATGCAATGAAAGCAAAAGCAACAGCAGACACTCCTCCAGGTCAAAGAGGATTTTTTCATAGCACTCCGTTAGCTGCTAAAAGAGCGTTTGGTCCAAACGCAGATGTTGTAAAAATGGATGATTATGTAAAAGAATATTTTAAAGATGGTGTATTAATAAATAGATTATCTAACACATATACCACAAAAGAAATTGCAGAAGGATTTACCAATACATCACAAGTACAAAATTTTATGAGAGGTGATACTGGAGGTGTATTAGGTAAAACATTTTCTATGGCTTATCGTAATTTATTATTAACACCTAAAGCAGGTGCACAATATGCAAAAACAATTTTATCTGTACCTACACACATACGAAACTTTTTAAGTTCTAGTGCTTTTTCATTAGCAAACGGTGTAGTATTTGCAAATCCAAAAGTGTTTGCAAAAGCAATGAGTAATGCTTTTGGTATGGTTCAAGTAGGTGGACCTAGAAAACCGTTATCTCAAGAAAAATACAGAGAATATTTAGAACTAGGTGTTGTTAATACAAACGTAAGGCTTGGAGATCTTAGAAATCTTATGAAAGATATAAGATTTGGTGAGGGTAATATCGCAACTGACAGTGTTTTAAAACCTATGCTTAATACTTTAGGTAAAAGAGTAAGCCGAGGTGTTAAAAAAGCAGGAAAAGTTATGCAAGATCTATATGTTGCAGAAGATGATATTTGGAAAATTGTAAACTATGAAGTGCAATTAATTCAAAGAGGAGATGCATATAGAAAAGCAGGTATAAAAATAGCTCCTGATGCATTAAAAAGAGAAGTAGCACAAATTGTACAGGACACAGTGCCAAACTATGCAAAAGTTGGAGAGTTTGTAAGAGCTGCTAGGGTATCTCCATTTGGTAATTTTATGTCTTGGCCTTCAGAAATATTTAGAACAGGTTATGGTATTTTTGAACAAGCACTAAAAGATCTTAAAACACCTGGATTTAGAGGACTAGGTATGAAAAGAGTTGTTGGCATGACTGCAGCTGCAAGTGTAATACCATATGGATTAACAAAAGGATCACAAGCTATCTTTGGTGTATCAAACGAAGAAGCAGATGCAGCAAATGATTTTGTTGCACCATGGGCAAAAAGCTCAACAAAAATATATTTTAGAGATCCAGAAACAGATGATTTATTTTATATTGATTGGTCAAAAAACAATGTTTACGACACACTTACAAGACCTTTTCAATCTGTGTTAAGAAATATACAGGAAGGAATAGAAAATGAAGATGTTCTTATTAAAGGGTTTGTACAAGGTATAGCAGAAGCAGCTGGCGAAACAGCATCACCATTTATATCAGAGTCTATTTATACAGAAGCGTTTATGGATATTTGGGGTAGAGAAGGTAGAACAAGAGAAGGTAGACAATTATACACAGAACAAACACCAGGTGGAGAAAAGATAGCTATTATAATGCAGCATCTTGGTAAAACTTTAATGCCTACTACACAACCTTTTCAAAGAACTAAAAAAGCATTTACTGGAGAACCTGGTAGAGGATCAGAGTTATATGAAATACCCTATGAGATTGCAGGTATATTTGGATTTAGAGGTATTAAAGTTGATCCAAAAAAATCTTTAGGGTTTAAATTGTTTGAATATCAAAAAGCAGTTTCTGATTCTAGAAAATTATTTACAGGTGAAATTGATGTTACAGAAATGAAGACAGCTTCTGATGTTATAAAAAGATATTTTTTAGCTAATCAACAAATATTTAATGTTAGAAAAAAAATGTTAAACACTATTAATAATGCACAAACTGTTGGATTATCGCCTACTGAAACTTTTGAAATTTTTGATAAAAGAGGATTAAAAGGTGAATATAATGAATTATCTGTTGGTCAATTTGATCCTTTCTTTCCATCTGAAAGACTGCAACAAGTATTTGAAGACAACGCTAGAAGGGGTAATGTATCAAATGTATTTTATGAAGCAGAACCTACGTTAAGAGCAATACAAGCAGCTATGTCAACATTAAATTTATATGGTGAGTTTGACTTAAACGTAGAGGACTTTTTACCAGACACAGATCCACAAGGACAGTCTGCTTTACCCATAACACCTGAAGTTAGTAGACAAGCATTAGCAACAAATAACATGCCTGTGTCACAAACAGGATTGACACAGACTGAACAAGGGTTATTATCAGACGAAGAAAAGGCAATAAGACTTAGACAAAGAGGAATAGCTTAATGGAAGAAGATGATATTTTATACCAATCAATCATAGCAGATCCTGAAACGGTATCTCCTGATGTAGATATATCTAGACTTAGAACTGAAACACCAACAGACCCTAGATTGCTTGGAGGTGTATCTGAGTTTCCTGGTTTACAATTTGATCCTACACAATACAGTGCATATGAAGATCTATATGATTTATACAGCACAGGATTACCTATGATACCCACACCTGCAACAACACCTGTGGTAGAAACACCAATAACAGATACAAGTGCTGAGGATCAGGCGACAGGGGACTTATTAACAACAGATGAATTAATAGAACAAGGTTTAACTCCAACTGGAGTTGCAACAATCACTCCTAACGTTTTTGATTATGAAGCAGAAGCAGCTGGTGTTCAGCCGACGGGCCTTGATCCTAATGTTTTTGACTATGAATCAGAAGCAGCAGGTGTTCAACCTACAGGCATAAGTTCTAATGTATTTGACTACGAATCAGAGGCAGCTGGTGTTCAACCAACAGGTATAAGCCCTAATGTTTTTGATTATGAGTTTGAAGCTACAACACCAGAACAAAGAGCAGAAGCTTTAACACAAGAACAAATTGAAGGTACAGGTATTGTAGATAAAGCAATCAATGCCATAAGCGGTGTTTCAAGACAAGATGTCATTAATGCTGTTCAAGTTGGTAGAATAGGTCTAGCTGCGTTAACTGGAGGAACTAGTGAAGTCTTAAAACAAATAGCTGGAATCGCTGGAGGAACCATTATTAGTGATGCTGCTGCTGATATTGTCTCCGATAAACTTCTTCAACAAACAGGTGCCATAACACCAACTAGCACTGCTCAAGACATACAATTAAATTTACAACAGCAACAAGCAGCTTTAGATCCTGATCAAAATATTATGGATGAAGTTGCATTAACAGTTGGAACAAATTTACAAACTCCAGCAGAACAAATTTATGGAGACGAAGGGGAAACAACATCTGATGCAGGATTTGCAGATGCTGTTAATGAAGCAGACGTAGAAGCAGGTTTAGCCACGGAATCAATATTTGATGAACCCGAACCAACACCAGCTCCGGCACCAGCACCAGTGTATTATGATAGTGGTAATGGTGATAGTGGAGGCGGAGGCGGAGGTGGTTCGTCTTCAACTGCAGGAGATGATCCTGGTTATAGTGGACCTTCACCATTTAAAGAAGGGGGCTTTGTAGAAAAAAATGCCAAACGGTAAACCACCAAAAACAACTGGCGAACATTTAGTATCTCTGTACGGATATGTAACAGGGTTTAAAAAACAAATAGATCATCTACACGCAGACATAGGAAAGTTAGAAAAGAAAACAGACACTGTAATTTATTGGATTGTTGGTGGTGCGTTTACAACTATTCTTACACTTGTGGGTTTATTTAATTTATTTATAAACTAATCTTCTCTATCATCGTGCCAGCGTTCATTAATTTTGCCAGCTAACCAAGCAGCGATAGGTATACATAATATAAACGTAATTTCTGCTGCTCTTTGTATGCTAACATCAAAACGATACATTACATAGTAATGAATTAATATTGGGGAAAAAGCTCCTACACATAACAATATAGCCATACGATAATGAAAAGGTGGTTTCATATCCAAGCTTTTAATTCTTCACCCATAACTTGAGTAGCTATGTTTACTTTTTTACGTAAAGCTTTTACTATTTTTTCATCAACAGTTTTTTCACACATAATATCAATATATGTCATAGGCATTTTTTGTCCAATACGATCTATTCTAGCTTCTGATTGCATTCTTTTTTCAAGATCATAACCATTAGAATAATATATCATAGTTGATGCTCCAGTAAGTGTAATACCATATCCACCTGTTTGTGGTGTGCCTATAATAAATCTAACAGAACTTTTAGGATCTTGCATTTTTTTAATAGCTTTCTGTCTATCTTCAGTTGATGTATCACCAAAATAAGTTACATAAGAGTTATCCCCATACTCTTTTTTGATATGTTTCACTATTGTTTCTATATCGTTCCTCCAATGTGCCCATATTACAACTTTACCTTGTATCTCTTCTAATGTGTCCATAAGTTCTACAATACGATTATTTTTTATTTCTTGTGTAGTTCCATCATCAGATTTAAAATGACCACAAGTAATTTGTTGTAAACGCATAAGTTGTGTCATAGCTGTTGCAGTTGTACTTAATTTACTATTCATAATAGCTAATGCACTTTTTTTCATTTGAGTGTATAATTTTTGTTGTTCATCTGTAAGTTGTATTATTCTTTTTGTATATGTTTTAGCAGGTAAGTCTAAACAATCATCTTTTAAGACACGATAAGAAAAACTTGTAAGTTTATTGGACAGTTCTGGAATATTTTTGTATCCAACCACAATTTGAACTGATCTACCACCAAAGTTTGCAGTTTTCATAACCGCAAATCTTGTTCTAAAACTATAATAAGATTGATGACCTAACAACCATGGATCTAAAAATTCACATTGTTTATATAAATCTAATGGTGATTTAGTTACAGGTGAACCTGTTAATATTCTTCTGTATTTTGTTTGTCTACCTAACCTACAAATACTTTTAGTTCTTTTAGCATCAGGGTTTTTTATAGTAGTTGATTCATCGATAGCCATTAGAGTTTCATGACAGCTAATAAATTTGGTAACAAAATCAACACCTTTTTTAGTAGACAAAGCCTCTACATTTACAATTAATACGTGTAGTTCATGACCTGTTTTAAACAGTTTAGATAATTCTTTTTCTTGTTTTTTATTAATATTAGATTGCCACAATACTGACACATGTTCGACATGATCTGCCATATGTGTTGGTATCTCTAGTTCATGCCAGTTTTTATATACACCTTTTGGTGCCACAATTACGACACCATTTATTTTGCCTTTATCATACAGCATAGATACGTTATCTATTAATACTTTTGATTTACCTGTTCCCATCTCCATAAAAAGCGCAAACACTTCTTTATCCCAAGACATTTTTAACGCTTTCAACTGATGTGCGTATGGTTTAGTTTTAAACTTGTAGTTCATTTTTATTTCTTAACTTTCTATTGACTTATATAACACAAAGTTTATATTGCTGTCAATGTCAGAAAGTATAAATTATAAAAGCATTAAAGAAACTCCGTCTACTGTTTATGTCATACAAGAGATTGCAGGCACACGAGAGGGTAGACCAAAAATAAATATTATGGGCGCATCACAATATGGTTCGTTCAAATTTTTATTACCGGAGTTATCTCAAATAATTTTTTCACCTGGTCCATTAATAATGAAACTTAGACAAGGTTTAAAAAATTATAGACCTAATGATTATTTGTTACTTACTGGTGATCCTGCTATAATAGGTGTTGCATGTTCTATCGCATCAGATATTACAAATGGTAAATACAATGTATTAAAGTGGGACAAACAAGAAAGAAGATACTATCCAATACATATAAACTTATACGAGAAAGGAAATATAAATGAGTGAAGACCTACAAAAAATGTTTATTGAAGATGCACCACAAGATGTAGAAAATCTTACTGGTGTAAACAACCTATCTAGTTTGGTTGTTGAACTTCAAAAACTAGAAGACGAAATTAAACTAGATGAAGAGAGATTAAAATTAAAAAAAGAAAAAGCAGATAAAATATCTAACATAGCTATACCTGAAATAATGGAAGCATTGAAAATGAAAACAATGAAACTAGCTGATGGATCTGCAATAGAAGTAAAAGAAATTTATAGCGCAACTATTCCTCTTAACAAAAGAGAAGGCGCATACAACTGGCTTCGAGAGCATGGCCTAGGTGATCTTATCAAAAATGAGATTACTGTTTCCTTTGGTCGTGGCGAAGACAACAAGGCGAGCGAATACGCAAACCTTGCAAAAGGGAATGGGTTCGAACCAACACAAAAGTTGAAAGTCGAACCTATGACCCTTAAAGCATTGTTCAGAGAACGTTCTGAGAATAATCAAGAATTGCCATCTGAACATTTTAATCTGTTTAAGGGAAACAAAACAAAAATAACAAGGAGCAAATAACATGAGCGAAGAAACAAGAGACGTCGCAAAAAAACAAGGTGGTGCATTAGCAACTTTGGACTTTGTTGCAGATTCAGGAATGGGTCTTGACAATATTGACAAAGGTGATCTTGCTTTACCTTTTCTGAAATTACTGCAAAGTATGTCAGATGAAACTAAGAAAAAACATGCCAAGTATGTCGAAGGGGCAGAAGCTGGTATGTTTTATAATACAGTTACAAAAAAACTGTATGATGGAGAAAAAGGAATAGAAGTTATTCCTGTGTTCTACAAAATGACTTACCCTGAGTGGGCACCTTTTGAAAGAAGTGAAGGTCGACCTGTTCATTCTGATAGGGGGGCAAGCATTATGGCAGAAACATCTCAAATCAAAGGTAGCAATAAAGATGTGTTAAAAAATGGTAATGAAATTATCAAAACAGCAAATCATTTTGTTATCATTAACGGAGAAAGACCTGAGAAAGCTTTAATGACTATGAAGTCTACTCAGTTAAAAGTCAGTAGAGGATGGAACTCTCAAATGGAAGATCAATTTGAGACAGATCCTAAAACTGGCAAGTCGGTGCAAGCACCTATGTTTTCAAGAATATACAGATTAAGGTCTGTTGAAAACGCTGGAAGCAACTTTAATTGGCATGGTTATAATATAGACATGTTGAAAAAAGTTGATAATGCCGGTCTTTACCAAATGGCCCGTGATTTTTATAACTCTTTAAAACACTCGCAGCAAAAAGCTGCCACAGTTTCAGGAGAAGATAAATCAAATTACTAGTTTCTCACTAGGAGAAAGTGGGCGCCGATGGGAGACTGGAGGCGCCCATTATACGGGATCGTTATGGTTAATGAATTTATAAAATTATTTAATGGTTATGATGGAGATTTCGGTATTGCCGACATGTCCACGGCTACATTAGATACAGATAAAAACAAATTAAAACCTGACTATGAATGGTCAGGCAGACCAGTCACACCACAAGATTACGAAAATCACATTAAAGGAAAAATATCTATTGGTATTCAACCATGTAGACTAGATAAAACTGCACAGTTTGGTTGTATTGATATTGATCCTAAAAATTATGCAGACTTTAAAATAGAAAAGTATTTAGCATTATTTCAAAAATTTAAATTACCTCTAATACCACTTATGTCAAAAAGTGGTGGTTTGCATTGTTATATATTTTTAAAAGAACCAACACCAACTTCAGATTTGATAGAGGCATTAAAAGCTTTTCTGTTACCACTAGGATTAAAACCTACTACAGAAATTTTTCCAAAACAGAAAGAACTAAAGGAAGATGATAAAGGTAATATAAAACCAGGTAACTTTATTAACTTACCATATTATAACAATGGTGAGACTCAAAGATATGCTGTAGATAAGAATAATTCTAAACTATCACTAGAACAATTTATACAACTAGCTAACGAATCTAAAATAGATAAAAATAAATTAGATTTTTTGGTAGATGAAACACATAAAAATATTTTAGTTGGAACTAACCCAGAGTTTGATGATGGACCACCGTGTCTTGCATTGTGTTCTAGAGTTAAACTAGATGATGGTAGAGACAGATTCATGTATAACTACATGGTCTTTGCAAAAAAGAAATATAAAGATAAGTGGCCAGACTTTGTATCAAAAGCAAACTATGAATATTTAGAGTCACCTTGGGACAAATCTAAACTAGATCAAAAAATAAAAGCGTGGGACAAAGAAACAGCAGGACACACTTGTTATGAAGATCCTATACAAGATAAGTGTATGCGTAGCCTATGTTATTCAAGAAAATTTGGTGTTAAATCTGATAGCATAAATGTTTTTCCTGACATTACAGACTTTCAAATTATAAAGTATGAACAACCAGAGTATAGATTTAATGTTGTTATGCCAAATGACGACAAGATAGAAGTTATCATACCTAATCTTAAATTGATGACCACACAAAAAGAAGTTTTAAATTTAATATGGGAACAAACAGGGATATATTTTGAACCTATAAAACCAAAAGATTGGAGAGCAAAATTAAATGATTGGAGAAAAAATTGTCAGAATATTAAGCCACCGGAGGGTACAAGCACTGATGATATTTTAGGTAACGAGTTATATCAGTATTGTATTAATGGTCCTCAAGCAAGAGAAAGAATACAGATTAGATTAGGATCTTGTCTTACTGAGGAAGGTTTTCATTTTTTTAAATATCAATCTTTTCTTACACATCTTGGTAGTGATTGGAAAATTTCAAAAGAAAAAATAGGACAGAAACTAAAAGAAAGATTTAAAGTAGAATTTAATTATTCATTAAAAGTAGAGGGTAAGGTTGAGAAGGTATGTAAAGTAAAACAGCTACACGTCGATAAGATAGAATACAAACCAGTAGAAAGAAAAGGAGATAACTATTAATGAGATATAAAGTTATAGGACCACCAGGCACAGGGAAAACTAAAACATTATTAGATAAAGTTAAACTATATTTAGATACAGGTATACCATTAGATAGGATAGGATACTTTGCATTTACAAGAAAAGCATCTGAAGAGGCAAGAGATAGATTTTTAAAACAAAAACCAAATCTTAGTAAAAAAGATATAAAATATTTTAGAACTCTACATTCGTTAGCGTTTAACAATTTAGGTTTAAAAGAAGAAAATGTAATGAATGAGTTACACTACAAAGCCATAGGTGAAACATGCGGCATACAAATTCAATATGCGTCTTACGAAAAAGATGCATGGAACGGTATTTTTTCTTCAAGCAGTGAATATTTAAACTTAATAAATTTAGCTAGAGTTAAAAGAATAACAACATTAGAGCAACTAGATTTAAATGAGCATCTTGCAAAAGTAGAAAGAAATAAACTGGAGGCTATTGATACTGAAATAAAAAACTATAAGAAAACTTATGGTCTTATAGATTTTACGGACATGTTAGAAAAATTTTTAGACAAAGGAGATGTAACAAATAAGTTAGATGTAATCTTTGTAGATGAAGCTCAAGACTTATCTAAAATACAATGGGCAATGATTGAAAAGATTGAGAAAGATAACGGCTGTGATGTTTGGATAGCTGGTGATGACGATCAAGCGATATTTGGTTGGGCAGGAGCTGACGTAGATTCTTTTATTGATTGGGATGCATTAGAAATGCCACTTAAACAATCTGAAAGAGTTCCAAGTCAAATACAACAAAAAGCTTTATCTATAATATCTAGAGTTAGAGATAATAGATTAGATAAAGATTACTTACCAAAAAAAGAAACAGGTCAAACATTTGAAGTGTATAAATTTACAGACATAGATATGTCTAAAGGTTCTTGGTTAGTTTTAGCAAGAACAAATCCTTTATTAAAACCAATACCTGCAATATTAAAAAGAAAGGGTTTATTTTTTAAAACAGCAGATGGCAACAGTATAGGTAAACATTTATACGAGGACATAGACCATTGGAATAAATTAAGAAAGGGAGAAACTATACCAGACATACAGAAACAAAGATTGTTGGAAAAAATAAAAGGAAAACTAAATTACAGTTTAGAATGGTATGATGCATTTAATAATGTTGCATCAGCTAAAATAGATTATTTAAGAGCCATGTTATTGAATGGTGAAAAAATAAATAAAGAACCAAGAATAAAAGTATCTACTATTCATGGTGCAAAAGGAGGGGAGGCAACAAATGTTGTATTGTTTTTAAATCAAACAATCAACACAATGAAAGCAGCAAGTAAGTCTATAACAAAACAAGATGAAGAATATAGAGTTTGGTATGTTGGCGTGACACGAACTATACAAAATTTATATTTAGTAAAATGCAATCACAAACAAAAGGAGTTTATAATATGAGTGTATACAAAAAACAAATTGGCGGAAGCCACTATCGAAACATGGTTTTGCAGCCAAGTGAGTTTATCAACAAGAACAGGTTGCTTTTTGCAGAAGCATCCGCTATAAAATATATATGCAGACATTCTGCTAAAGGAAAGGAAGAAGATATTAAAAAGGCAATACATTATCTAGAAATGATTTTAGAACGAGATTATTCAGAAAATAAAAAAGAATCTTGGGCTGAAGGTTATAAAAAATGGAAAAAACAAAATGATATTTAAAGCACAGACAGAGTGGGTAAAACCTACAGAGTTTCCTGACTTACGTCATGCACAAGAAATAGCCATTGATTTAGAGACGTATGATCCTGATTTAAAAAAATTAGGCACAGGGTCTGTTATTGGTAGAGGTAAAGTTGTAGGTATAGCTGTAGCCACAGACGGATATTCTGGTTACTTTCCATTTGATCACGAGGGTGGTGGCAATCTTGACAAAAATTTAGTTATGAAATGGTTTAAAGATGTTTGTGAATCAACAGCAGATAAAATATTTCACAATGCTATGTATGATGTTTGTTGGATTAGATCTATGGGTTTTAAAATAAATGGTAGAATATACGACACAATGATTGCAGCATCTTTGGTAAACGAAAATAGATATAGATATGATCTTAATAGTTTAGGTTGGGATTATGTTGGTCAAGGTAAAAATGAAACAGAGTTAACTAATGCAGCACAAGAATGGGGACTAGATCCTAAAGCAGACATGTGGAAATTACCCGCATTATACGTAGGTAATTACGCAGAAAGGGATGCAGAGCTTACCTATTCTTTGTGGAGAGTCATGCAAAAAGAATTAAGCGACCAGGATCTAGGATCTATATTTAATTTAGAAACAGATTTGTTTCCGTGTTTAGTTGATATGAGATTTAAAGGGGTTCGTGTCGATACCGAATCCGCTCATAAATTAAAACAACAGTTAAGTACAGAAGAAAAAACGTTATTATCAGAAGTAACCAAAGAGACAGGAGTAGAATGTCAAATATGGGCAGCACGAAGCATTGCCAAAGTTTTTGACAAATTAAAATTACCTTATGAAAGAACTGAGAAAACACAGGCACCATCATTTACTAAAAACTTTCTGTCTAATCATGAACATCCTTTGGTTAAGAAGATAGCAAAAGCCAGAGAAATAAACAAGGCACACACAACATTTATAGACACTATAATAAGATATGAACATAAAGGTAGAATACATGCGGATATTAACCAGATAAGATCTGATCAAGGTGGCACAGTCACTGGTAGATTTTCATATTCTAATCCTAATTTACAACAGATTCCTGCTCGTAATAAAGACCTCGGTCCACTGATTCGATCCCTTTTTATACCAGAGTCAGGTTGCGAGTGGGGATGTTTTGATTACAGTCAACAAGAACCAAGACTAGTAGTTCATTATGCATCCCTAGACCAAGACACAAGTGTGTTTGGTGTTAAAGAAGCATACGATGATGGAGACGCAGATTTTCATACTATCGTTGCAAAGATGGCAGACATACCTAGATCTGCAGCAAAAACAATTAATCTTGGATTATTCTATGGTATGGGTAAAGCAAAGCTACAAGCAGAACTTGGTGTAAGTAAAAATAAAGCTGAAGAACTATTTAATATTTATCACAGTAGAGTTCCATTTGTTAAGTCATTAATGAACTCAGTTTCTAACAGAGCACAGCAACGAGGACAAATAAGAACGTTACTTGGAAGACTATGCCGGTTTCATTTATGGGAGCCAAATAGTTTTGGTATGCATAAAGCATTACCATTTGAACAAGCTGTCCAGGAACATGGACCAGGCATCAAGCGTGCTTACACTTACAAAGCATTAAATAAATTAATACAAGGATCAGCTGCTGACATGACAAAAAAATCTATGTTAGATTTATATAAGGAAGGAATTGTCGCACATATACAAATACATGATGAGTTAGATATTTCTGTTGAGTCATCAGAGCAAGCTAAAAAAATTGTTGAGATTATGGAGAATGCTGTTAAATTAGAAATCCCTAACAAAGTTGATTATGAATTTGGTAAAAACTGGGGAACAATTAATGATTAACTATGGCATATCTAAACGCTAACATTCCAGTAGAGTACGCTCAAATAAGGAGAGAATATCTTTATGACCTTAAAAAACATCACGGTGAAGTTGAAGATTGTATTATCTTTGGTCTGTCGTCTATCACAGGTAAGTCAATCTTATTTCATGCTATTATGGAAAATGGTGCGATCTTCTACCGTTTACCAATCACTGCTTTCATTCAAAGAGGTTTTAAACCGGACAAAGTTCCTAGACGTAGACTTGATGAGTTACAGCTTTGGAATTGTTTCAGTTATTATCCTTCTGTACATTCTTGGGATATTCTAGCAGGACAAGCTGGTAAATACATTGGTAAAGATAAAAAATGGCATCCTGGTAAATACTTATTTACAGTTGACTTTGCACATCCAGAGAGTAATATATTAGACACCGATCATTCGGAAATCCCGCACGAACATAAGTGCGCTCATATCATAGCCCTAGACGACGGGAACTATGCAGCACAACCTAACAACAGATGTATTTGGGACATACCTTCATTTACAGTGAAAGATAGTGTTCCAGACTGGAAAGTACAAACATCTGAGTGGAATGTTGAGAACACAAGTAAATGGAAAACAGAAGATACTGATAATTTCTTTTACGAAATTGAGGAGAAAAAGCATGATTAAGTGGATAAAAAAACAATGGAAAAGATTTATTGACTGGTACACAGCTGGCTTAGATAAGTAATGAGCCTTTGTAGTAACTGTTATCACGAATGTCACTGTAATAATAATTTACACGCAGACGAATATGGAGTTTGTGTATGCGAGGAGTGTAAATGCAAAGAATAATTTTTTTAATATTTATTTTATTAACAACATCTGTTTTTGCAGATACAACTCAAAATAATACAAGTGGGTCGAACACTTCTATAACTGGTGGTTATACAAACGCCACAACATATGAGTCTGGATCTAGTTCTAGTTCAACTACAACTAACAATACAACATCTAACATTAGATCAGCACCTCCAACATCATCTGCTCCAAACATAAATGCAGGTGGTATGGATATTTGTGCTGTAGGTGTATCAGCTGGTGTTCAAACTTTTGGTCTTGGTGTGTCAGCTGGTAAACATTTTAGAGATAAAAATTGTGAGAGAATAAAATTAGCAAGAGAATTATCAAATCAAGGTATGAAAGTTGCAGCTGTAAGTATGCTTTGTCAAGATGAAAGAGTATTTCAAGCTATGCATCATGCAGGCACACCGTGTCCTTTTGAAGGGCAGATAGGAAAAAAAGCAACAAAGGCTTGGGAAAAATATGACAAGTTAAGACCGGACTATGATTTATATGTAAAAGAATTAAAAATTATAGAGGAGGCAAATGCTAAAGCTAACGCTATCATTATTGATCCTGTTATCGATAACACTAAAAAGTAATTCTGAAGAAGCTACATCAAGTAATCTACTACCTAACGCAGGCACAGGACAAACTAGTTTACAAAATTCTAGTGGTTCTATTGATGGTTTTAACAGCACTAGTAATTGGACAATGTCTGGCACAACATACTATCCAAACGAGATAGAGGCGACAGGAACAGGAACTGTATCTGCAAATGGTTCTTTATTAAACATCACAACAGAAAAAGAAAACAGTGGTCAGTTTACAACTACAGCAAACAGTTTAGATGGCGGAGTAAGATTAAACTCTACAACAGAAGTACAAAACTGTGAGTGGGTGGGATCTGCTCATCAATGTGGTCAAGCATCTTCTGGTGGTGGACAAAGAGATAGTTACTCAACAACTGTAAAAATATTAGATGAATCTAATGGTGTTTTAGGCAGCGTAACTCAAAATAGAAATAATGATGCTGGCTATTATAGCAATACATTTACTTACACAGATACCGTTATTCATAATGGCACAGGAGCAAGAAACTGGAGTTGGGAGTGGCGAGGAATAGATGGTGGCAATACCAGTTCTACAGCAGCCATAGGACCCAATTTGGTCGGTGCAGAACTTACAGCAACATTATTGGATATTGATTACACACCGTTACCACCAGCAATACAAACAGAAATAACAGAAGTATTTGAAGAACTATTTGAAGAGTTTGAAGAGATAGAACAAATTGTAGAATTAAATTTTGAAGAAGAATTTGAAATTATAGAAGAACTTGAAATGGAAGAGGTATTTGAAATATTTGAGATAATAGAAATGTTACCACCTCCTATGGAAGAAGAACCTAAAATGACCAAGTTAGAAGTATTAGAAACATTTGAAGAATTAAAAGAAGAGATGCCTATGGAAATAGTAGAAGAATTTGAAGAGTTTATAGAAGAAAAAGAAGAGATGATTATGGAAGTGGTTGAAGAATTTGAAGAATTAAAAGAAGAAAAAGAAGAAAAACCCATAATGAACAAACAAATGGAGGTAGTAGAAAATGAAGAAAAAGAAGAAGAAAAAACAGAAGAAATTGCAGAGGAATCCAATAGCGAAGAGCCTACTAGAACAGCCGAGTCTAAGACAGAGAGTAGAAAAGAACAAAAAGAAAAAATACGTGAGGCTAAAGCGGATGCAAGACTTGTTAAAACTTTAGATAAAATTGACGAAAAGATTAAAGAAGTAGACAAAAATTTGCAAGCAAAAAATTTTATAAAAATAAACGCAATGGTAGACAATTCTATCTTGTTAACTTATAATGTTCCGTTTTATAAAGAAGAAAAGATCTATGAAGATCAATTAAATATATTTGACAACAGGTTAATCTACACTAGAAATCTTGCAGAATATCAACAAAATGACCCTATTTTTACCAAACAAAATGAGATTAATAGTATTAGACTTGAAAAACAAAAATTGATAAAAGAGATAGAGGTATTAACAAATGGGTAAAATAAAAGAACAATTAGCAGGAGTAGCTGCTTTGATTGGTGTCCTAGGTGCAATAGGTGCTGGGTTTATTAAATATGGTGAAGTAATGTCTAAATTAGACAGTATGGAAGCATTTAATCCAGATCCAATAGTACAAGTATTAGGTGAGAATAAAAAGGACATTGCAGTTCTACAAAAAACAATTCAAGTATTAGAGTTGGAAATACAGGAACTGAAAGCGAGTAGTAAAAATCCACTAGCAAACTAATGGCACTAAAAATATCAGAATCCGCAGCCGTACAGATGCCGATGAAAACGGTTGCCAGTTTGATCGTGCTCGTCGCAATGGGCGTGCTCGGTTACACAGAATTGACAGCAAGGTTGGTGTCGTTAGAGACTTCACGTGAGCTGATGCAGGCTGATTTACTCAAGGCCTCAGATCAGAAGCCA